AGCAGGAACTATGGTTAAATTTTTCTTAACGATATGATTGTCTTCATTCGTATTAACTATTCCTACGAATGCCGTGTCTTGCGTTAAACTTTCAACCTCGTACCAAGTATCGCCGTCAGTATCTATAACATTAATAATTTCTGTTACGCTTGGATTGCTTAAGGATATTGTTCTATAGGGAACAAATTGTGAACCGAACGTATAAGATTCTACATAAATTTTTCCAGAAACTCCTAATACATCTCTTGAAAGTATAAAAGTATCGGGTTGTCCATTTTCGTCGACATCTCCAACTATAATAGTAGCAACTAAATTTCCAAACCGATCGGTTTCAGAAAAGTCTATGTCTTCTATCGTCGTGAAAGGTACCCCATCTCTAGAAGATACTTCTGTAGCTTCTTGTATAATAGGAAGAGACGAACGATCTGGTGCTCGTTTTCCAGATTCATTTATAGCGGGAACTTCGATATAAAATGATAAATTGACAGTAGATGGAGATGAACCAATTATTTTTACGCCGCTATTTCTTATTAATCTCTCAACGTTCGAAATTTCGACTGCCTCTGACCATAACGTTTCTCTAAACTGGTGATCTAAATAGAAAGACATATTGTCGCCTACAGATGCAGCCATGTCTAATAATAAACCGCCTACAGATGCTTCGCTGAAGTCCTGAATTTTATCGGCGAAAAATGTTTTCGCATATTTTAAAAGATCGCTTCTTAACGAATTATAATCTTTCGCGAGATAATTTCTCGTAGGATTTACTTTTCTTTGACCTGCCATTTTATCCCACCGTGTAAAGTATTACTTCTACTGCTCTTTCCCTTGTATTCGCTGAGGGGACAGAGTAAGTTATTCGTATTCCAATTCTCGCAACGCTTTCATCGATCGATCCCAATTTAATTGGTTCGAAAGTATTAAGCGCAATATAAGGCATATATCTTGCACATGCGTATTGTATTCTTCGAATAGCCTCTTCATCAGTTTCTTCACTGCCTAATTCAAAAGTTAATTCTTTTAAATTTGCTCCAAAATTATAGTCGAAAAGTCTTTCGCCTCGATTTGTCAAAATTAAATTTTTTAAATTATCAGCGATAACATCTTCGATATCACTGTGCATTTTAAGAAAACTATCGTCTCCATCTGACAATTCAAGAGGTGTTTTTATTCCAATCGGTGGACGCTTTATTTGTTGCGCGGCTCTTTCTCGCTGCGCAAAAGGCTCTTCGCCAACAGATTTAAAGCTATATACTCGAGCTGTCATGACAAATATGTAGGTTGTTATTCAAAGTTCAAGATGTTCCTGGCGACGTTGTTTTTCCAACGCCAGAATATTTTTTCCCTTCTACTTCTGTGTTAACTTCAACTTGAATATCTGATTTAATTGACACAATAATTTCTTTAACATATTCGTCTATAGCGAAGGCTATCCGCTCAGATAATTTCGACGTAACACTTTCTGTTATTTTTTTGATTTCTTCTTCGGTGATTTCACCTTGTTTTTTCGAGGCTTGCAAAGATTTCATTTCCACCATTGAGTCTTCTTGAGATTTTGAAAATGCAAATTTTATAGCTTCTTTCAAAGATAAATTCTTTTCGAATAATGACGATTTAGAATTTTGTTTATCATCGATTAATTTAAGTGGTGTATCACCAGGAGTTTTTATAGGCATATTATTCCCCAAATATTCTTTCGCTCTTTATACTATCGATTTTACTCTTTCTTGCGTCAACGTCGCTTAATAATTTAGAAGCTGCGCTTAAAATTTGAGGCGATGGCATGCCATACCCAGGTGTAACGTGCGTTGATAATGTATTACAGAAACCAGATATATCTTCGATAATACCTGTTAATAAATCTTTTAGTTCTTTAAACTTTACGTATGGCTGCGCATTCTCTGAGTCGATGGATAAATTTCCACCATTAGCTTCGGTTAAACCCAAATATATTTTATTCGAAGCCAAATGAATAGCACCGTTATCATGTAGTAATATAGAACAACCGTCATTTGCAGTATTTTTAGCGTCGCCACCTAATTGGCCTTCTTTTATTATTCTAATTGTACCATTTATACCTAATTCTTCATCTTTTCTTGCGACGATTCTAATATGATCAGCTTTTGATATTACTGTGGAACCAACAGAAGCTGGTCGAGCTTCTTGTTCGCCTGGTAGAAGGGGGGTAAAATTAGATAGAGTTAGCGCATCATCTATCGATGTATTCATAGAAACGTAAATTCTTGCAGCGTCAGAATGAAAATCAGGATCACCCTCGGATTTGACGTTTTTATCACCTTTTCTAGGGTCTTTGACAACCTCTTCATATGATCTAGAGTTTTTAAAAGTAGCAGGCGATGTTCTCGTCATACTTCCTGATATCAAACCTCTGGACCGACCAGCTACTATATCTATTATTCCTGAGAACGGCTTGGGTACAGTAAGAGAATTACTTTGTTCTTCTTCTGGCGAGTCGGTCAGCGTCCAATATCTATCTGTACCTAATAATATCATCGAATTATTGCTACCATGAATAGCAAAATCGCCAGGTCTTTTAGTAAATCTCGGGATAGGTTCATATATAACAGGATCTTTCACAGAAAATACTATTTTTTCGTATTCATTTTTACCATTTTTTTGTTTTAAAGATAGATTAGGAAAATCTTCGACAGGTGCTTTCGCTTTTTTATCTCCTGATGCCTTTTCTACCGTGCCTGGCGAATCGCCTTTTGCTTCTTGCGGTTTATAGATTTTATCATAATGCGAATAGCTTAGATCTTCGTTATATTCGTCTCCGTGAACTCGACTTAACCAATAACCGACTGTCTTTATTTCTCTATCGAATAAAATCCATACCGTCTCTCCTGTTTTAACGGGCATACAAAGATGCGAAGAGAAGAATGGGTACGCCAAAATAATCGAAGTAGAAGTAGCATCGGTACCACCCGTTATTTTTCTAACAATACATGTATTTCTCGGTATTCTATCTGGCGAGAAGATATTAAAAACTTCAGGATAAGTCGATTTTAACGTTCCGATACCTGTTTGATCGGTAATTACGTTGACGACAACTGCCTTTTCAAACTGACCAATATCTTGTTTTTCTTTGTTTAATTCATTTTTTTGCGCTATATTAGTTATAGCAGCATTGATAGTGGTCATTTTTAATACCTATCCTGAGATTTTTGAAAAAATATCGTCTGGCGTTATTTTAGAGTCTTCTTCTTGAGTTGAACGAACAATTTCGGCCAACTTTAATAATTGTTCATTTGCCTTCGACATTCTTTCAAGATATTTTGTCATAATAGGTCCAACATTGATGTGCTCAGTTTGAGCTCCTGAAAACCCTGCGTATGCGTTAAGATATAATGCATACGCGTTTTCTCGATCTATTATTGCATTATTATAAATCTCTTTCCATAATATTTTTCTTTTATCGTCCGTCGTAGATAACGTATCCAAGAGTTCTGAGAACGATTTTACCTTTTCTTCGGCGTCCTTGATTCTTTTCAAAACATCATCGTAAACACTCATGATTCGTTCTCCTGCATGACGATTTCCTTATAGTGTTTTCTTATTGCAGATAAAGCAGTCGATAATTGTTTTTGATTTAGATTAGACATATCCCTAATGTACACAAATATCGCCCTCTTGTGCAATATGTCTATGTCATCAATGTGCTCGAAAATCGTTATGATAGATTCCATGCATATCTTTTCATTTTCGTCGATTAATCTTTTTTGTATCTTTTTAAATACTTCTTTTATGTGGTTCTTCTGCATCGCCTGAATCATCACATCATCTGGAGATTCTGCGATTGAATAGTGGGCTATAGCGCTCCTATCCTTCGATGAAAGTAATCCTAGATCCTCGAACGATACATTTCTTTGACTAGACGTCGTCTTTTTTCTCGCGTTTTGTATCAACCAGTTTCTAGCTATGACGTTGAAATAGCTAAATGCTTTTGTCCCGCGAGCAGAATCAAATTTTCTTAAATTTTCGTATAAAAATGCGACGCAATCTGTTTGCATCTCGAATATATCTTCACCAGGTTCCGAAAATCCATAAATT